ATGATCTTCGCATAATATAACCTTCCCTAAAAGGAGAAAAGTAAAGAAAACCAGAATAGCCCTGAACTTAGCCAAGGCTACCCGTCACAGCGGTATCACCTGCACCGGCACTGTTAGCTGAAAGAAGACCAATGTGAGCACTAATTAAAGCGCGCACGTTAGCCGGATCAGCCGTATCAGCACCTGCAGGTAAATCGATAGTCGTACGAATAATGCCAACATCAAACTGACCAGCTTGGATAAGCAGGCCTTTTCTAGTTAGCACACCATACGCGTTTCGAGGTACTTTTGTGAACTTACCGGTGACACCATTTAGGAACTTCGCAAGAAGAACTTTTAAAGTGCCTGGTCTACGTACAGTACACGTAAACGGTGATTGCACCGAATGCGTTGTGACGCCGGCTTGGGTCCCGCCTAAAGCCGAAACAATTGCTTGCTTCGAGTTCAGATCAGGAGCTTGATCAGCGACAGTTGTATACGTAGGGGCTGTAAACCCAGTTTGGGCACCGCCGGTTATGGAAGCAGGTATGGACATTGCCATAAATAAACTCCAGAGTAATGCCTCACGGCATGAGAAATAAAAGAAAGCCTACCCAGGTATAGTTCTATAGATTTTCTTATAGACTGTACCAATAACAGGTAACTTAGATGCAGCTAAAGCGATTATATTCGCAGACTGCGCTAAGGACGGTACTTTAACCTCGAACTTTGGAATGAACGATGGTGATGTGACCGGGCCACGTTTAAGGTTGATGCTGATTATATGGGTTTCCCCCGTAGTCGATTGCTCAATTACGTAGTTTCCGTTCGGTACCTGAGGGATATGCTTAACGACTGCTTTATTTTGCAGAACTTCGGTTTCCCAAAATCTGGTCCATAGAGTAAAATCGAAAGAGTGACCCTCAATAACAGATTGGAGGTTACTAAAATAATCAGCTAGGAATGAGTACGGCATTAGCTCGTACGCAGCTGGAAGGACATCCTGCCATTGAGTTGATAGAGTTCTATAAGTGGAAACACCGGGAGAAGGCGCCCATGTAGCCCCCAGACCATAAGAAAAGGTCTTGGAAAGGGTTGCAACAGACGTTACTATTCCAGCGAATCCAGATTGGTTCTCTACTGAACTGTTATAAGCAGCATGCCTAGTTCGGGTTGCAATACCAACGAACTCGATCTTCGACGACACACGGATTCTTGCAGGGTTTTCAATACCAGATGATCCAGATAATTTGTCGAGTGCCACGAGGCCCTCGGTGATGTCTGAAATCAATGGTTTGTAGCCGAACTGCAAAGAAAGCCAGTTGTCAGCAGCTAACTTCCTAATATCGGATGCAGATCGGACGCGTTTAAAACGACGTCCAATACGATCTGTAATCACCCGATGATCCTTGTTGAGTTGGTTTGCGAGAGTAGTTGCAGTACCTGCAACTTCATGTGCCGTTTTACGGGCCTCGGCCAACACAACTAATGCCTTAAAACCTTCAGTAGCCTTTTTCATGAACTTGATACGAGATTGATTCCTAGTGGACTCAACCTGTTCAGGT